GTATCGGAGCCGGCGACAACGCCGCGGCGGCGGACGGTTGCGCGGATCTCGTCACGGATGACGTTGCGGACACCGATGAGATTCGGCTTCAGCTCGTCGATTTCGACCGGGATCGGCTGCGCGACCGGGGCCGCGACGATGATGTCGGCGACACCGGAGGCGCCGACGACGTCGAGGTAACTCTGCACGCGGGCGATTTCGCCAGCGGGCGGAATCCCGTCCTCGTAGATCCCGTCGAAGAGCGGGAAGACCCGAACCGTGCCGGGGCCATAGGGGCGGCGCTCGACGAAGACGCGGCTGACCCCGCTAACCTCGCTGGCCCAGATCACATAATCCGACGGCCGGGCGTGGCCGGGGCGGTAGGCCTTGAAGAACAGCAGCCGCTCCCGGTAGCTGTCATAGCTTTCCCGATCCGCCCCGCCGGTCAGCCCGGCACCATCGACCACAGCGCCGTCGACGCCGGCGATCGTCATCACCGTGCCGGGCAGGGCGACACCGCCGGCGCCCGGCTCGACGGCCATGACCTGGATGGCGATATCACCAGGGCCGGAGGTACCGATATCGGCGACGACGCTGTAGCTGCGGCCGTCGCCCCTGGTGACGATGGTTCCGGCGGAGACAGCGATTGCCGCGGAAACTGTTCCGACGACGAGCCCCGTTGCTGCGGTCGCCTCCCGGATCGGCAAGTCGAGATCGGCGCCGTGATCCTCTAGGACCTCATCGGCGCAAGTGCGGGTGAAGATCTGGTCCTTGATCCAGGCCTGGTAGTCGTAGACTTCGGAGAGCCCGCCGCCGAAGACCTTCGCCGAGACCGAGACGTTGTTGGGCCATAAACGGGCTAGCGCCCCGTTTAGGGCGCCGTCGAACCCGGCGCGCAGCCTGGCCGCGATTTCGCTTGGTGTGGAGATCGGCCAAGGCATGTCAGACCTGGTTCCAGAGGATCGAAAAGCGCTGGGAGAACACCACGGTGCCGTCCTGACTGAAGGCATCGACGAAGAGGTCGATCGTCTCGGCCGCACGGTCCATGTCGACCGCGACGTCGAACCGGGCGACGGCGCCCTGCAACCGGATCGGCTCCAGCGCATCGGTCGCGGCGTCACGGATCTTCTGCGGGAGATCTGCGGTCAGCGCCGAGCGCTCGTAGATCCATATCCATGAGCCGAGGTCGGTTTCGCCGAGGTCCTCGCGGACATCGATGCGGTCGCCGAACCAGCCGCCGCGATCGGCGGTGTCGAGGACGACATGCTCCGGGGCCCGCTTGTCGGTGAACAGGGCCAGCAGGATCGCAGTGGCGAGACCGGCGCGAGAAGCAAGGCCGCCCTGCGTCCCCGCGCTTCCGCTAGGGTCGGTCAGCGCCCAGTCACCCTCGGAGAATTCCGGGTTCCAGACGGTGTCCCAATAGGCGGAGAGCGGCACCGCGGTGCCGTCCGTGACGATGCGGATGTCCATGGGTTCAGATCGAGCCGGCCGGGCTGTCCGGAGCCGCGGGGCCGATGCCGGCAAAGACGTGCTGCGATGGTCCGTCTTGCGTCATCACCGGGGAGTACGGGGGCTTCCCGAGATAGACTGCCGAGCCGTCGAGCTGGATCCAGTCGGAGGCCTCGACCTTGACCTTGCCGGCCCCACGGGCATGCAGGTTCTTGCCGCCGTGATCGAGATCGGCCTTGTCGGCGAGCAGCTTCCAGACCAGGCCGAAGGCGTTGTAGAGCGCCGTCGCACCGACCGGCAGACTCCTCGGCCGGGCGCCGAGGAGCTCGAACAGGATGGCGATGGTACGCTCTGCGCGGCCGCCGAGACGCAGCAGCAGTCCCTCGGATCCGGGCCCCGGATTCGACGACAGCCCGAACTGCTGATGGCGGACAATACCCTCGAGCTCCTCACGGGCGAAGCCGCGCGCCGTGATCTTCTGATAGTCGCCGCTGTCGTCGCTGCCCATCAGCCGGCCGCGGCTGATCATCGCGCGGGTCTGGTCCTGGCTCATTCGTCCTCGCTCATCGTCCAGGAGGATCCCGACTTGTTGCCCTTGCCCTTCTTGCCCCCATAGGCGCGGGGATCGACGAGGCTGAGGCTGGCCTTCGATCCGCCGCCGTTGCCGTCGCTCTTCGTCTGGGTGCCGGAGACTCTCTCGATCAGCAGGTCCTGGCGCACATCGAGCCAGGGCGATTCAACCCAGACCAGGTTTCCGGGCGTCCACAGCGTCCCTGCTTCATCGCGCCAGCCCGGCTGCTCGAGCGAAGCCTTCAAGGCGTTTCCGGCCGCACGGTCGCGGAGATGCTGCGCATACTCCTTGGCATCACTCTTCTGCAGGTCCTTGTCGGCGATCAGAACGCGGGTGCGCGGTCCTTCGACACCGTCATCCTCGCTTTGTTCTTCGATTTCGGTCGAATCGGCGCCGGTGCCGTCCGGGCTCTGGCCGCGCACGATGTATTTGTGATGCCGCTTCGAGAAATCGTGGGTCGCCGAGGAATCGCCGAGCGTCCGTCCCTCGATGAGGCCGCCGGCATGGCGGCGCCCGGTCGCACCCTTGGTGATGGCGACGGCCCCGTCGGCTTCGCCGCGAAGCGTCAGCCGGCGATCGCGAGTCATCCGCTCCAGGGCGGCAAAGACGGTCTCGCCAGGTGTGATCTGGAAACGCGGGATCACGATGCCGGCGCCGGTATCGGCCACGATCCGGCAGTTCGTCTCGTCCAGTGCTTCGGCGATCTGCTTCGGCGTCATAGACCGGAAGCGGCCGGTGCTGTGCACTGCTGCGTTGTCGACCAGCGCTGCGCCGGTGCCCCGGGCAGCGATCCGGAAGCTCCGACGTCCCGACGTCATCCCGGGCATCTTGCTGTCCAGCTTTCCGGTGAAGACCAGATCGCCTTCGGCGCCATCAACGTGGGAGCTCCGAACCACGATCGGCGCCCGCCCGGAGAAATAGGCGTGGATCTTCTCCAGGTTGGCGTTGTCAGGCGCGACGTCGAGGGTCAGTGATCGTGCCGCTTCGTTGATCGCCGCCGTCCAGGTCAGGCTTTCCCAGTCCGGCCATGGCTCGCCGCCGACCATGATGCTGACGTTCTCACGAACTTCGAGCATCAGGGGCCGCGCCCGATGGTGACAGTCGGTGCCAGCGCGCGGAACCGCGTCGGCATGAAGGCCGGCCGCGGTACCCGGTTGAAACGGCGGAGTTCGCCTGCGCGGGCGGGGTCGGCATAGAGCGTCCAGGCCCAGACCAGCGCCGGCAGGCTCTGATTGGTCTCGACGGTCACACGCGGCGCCAGATCGAGCGCGGCGGTGCCAAGATAATCGACGACGGCGCGCTGGAGCTCCGCCAATCCGGTGACGACCGAGGATGCTGCCGGTCGTCGGCCAGCTGATTGGACGACAGCGACGATGGCCTCCGATTCCGCCCCGGCGCGAGCGGCGAAGTTGGTGCGGGCAGCCTCGGCGCCGTCGCGATCGGCGTAGCTGGTGCGGGCGATCGCCTCCGCCTCGACGCAAAGCGCGGAGATCCGCGCCAGCGAGGCCAGTGCGGATGCGTTCGCCGCAGCGGCGACGTCCGAAGCTGCGGCGCTGTCCGGAACCGCGGCGACGAGAGATCGCAAGGGCCGGAAGCCGCCGGCGACCGAGGCGGGGTCCATCCCATCGGCAAGGTCGACGGCTGCCGTGGTCAGCTCGGTGAGCAACTCGGCGCGCCGGTCATCCTCGGCAACCTCCGCGGTACGGAAGCCCAGGCGCGTCAGCGTCATTGCGACGTCGGCAGATGCGGTCGAGCGGGACGCCGCCCGGACTTGGTCGACGGCTGCGACGACGCCGGCGAAGCTGCCGATCGCGGCATCGACGACATAGGCCGCGGTGGAAACGGTCTGCAGCATCGTAGCGATCTGCTGCACGGCCGTCCCGAGCAAGCCGGCGCTCGCGGTGAAGACCAGATTGGCGAGGTAGTCGACGCTGACCCCGGCCTGGCGCGGCGGGCTGACGACGAAGCGCATCGACAGCGAAACATAGCCGTGCTTCGAGGAACTGCGGTCGCGGCTGAGCTCGAGTGGAGAGACCTGCACCGGCCCCACCATGGGCAGGACCAGCAGGCCCGGCCTGTCATCCTTGAAGGTGGCGCTGAGCGCGGCAGCCTCGATATCGGCGCGGGATGAGGCGACGTAACCGCGGATCGTGATCTCGCCGGCGCCTGGGCCAAGGCGCTCGACCGTCCAGGATCCGTTCG